ACCCGATGCTTCATTAAGTAATGCATTTACTCTGGTCTCAAACTCTACTTCATTTGATTTTCCAGTTGAATTTTCAAATACTCCTAAATGCAATTGATTAATTAAATCATGCACTTCTTTTTTCTTTTCATTTACAGTTGAAATAATTCTTTGATTTGTTTTATTATCTGCAATCAAATCACTAATCCCAACACTATAAGAACTTAATTTCATATATTCTGTTACAATAGCCTGAATATTATCTATAAAATCAGCAGATTCATTATAATTAAAATCATTAAATATAGTCTGAATTAATCCTTTAGAACCTGAACCCAAAACACTTTTATCAATAGAACCTCTTTTATATTGACCATTTACTATTTCAATAATATTATTTGATATCTTTTTATTTTCGTCGCTATCATACAATTTATTTGAAAATCGTGTTGAAATTGGAGGTAAAATTTGACTCAAAATATCAAAACTGCTAATTTCAGTTTCACTATTTGTAAAAAGTGATTTATCTACATTATTATAATACATGAGTAAATTCATTGCTTGTCTAGATGAAAAGTTTATATTTTCACGAGTAAATCTATGACATCCTAACAAAGAATCTTGGAAAATACCTACAATAGATTGATTATTTTGCGGGGAAATAATTTGTCTAGGAACTGCGGCCAAATACATCAATTCTGCCTGACTCTCCTCATCTTGTGGTCCATGCATATTCATCTCATCACCATCAAAATCTGCATTATATGGCTTGGTATCAGCAACATTCATGCGAAATGTTGAACCCTTTTTCATAACCTTACATATATGACACATCATACTCATTCTATGAAGAGTAGGCTGTCTATTAAATAAAACTGGATCTCCATCCAAAAGGTGTCTATGCACAATATCACCATCATTTAAAATCAAAGTATCTCTATCTACATATTTTAATGATATAGACTCTCCTGTTTTTCTTTCCAAAATATTAGCACCCGGATATGTTTTTGGTCCATTCAATACCAATTTCATCAAGAAACTTTTATTTCTTCCATTAACACATTGTGGAAATGTAATATTCATCGCAATAGCCTGTGGGACCCCTAACTCTTTAATTTTAAGATTCGCATCTGGAGTAATAACTGAACGTGCTGAGAAATCTACACGTTTTCCCATAAGATTCCCCCTTACTCGTCCAGTTTTTCCTACTAACCTTTCTTTAATTGATTTAAGAGCCCTTCCACTTCGTTGTGCTACAGCAGCAACTCCTGGAATACGATTGTCTATCATAGTTGCAACATAATACTGTAAAACCGTCGTCCAATCTTCAATAACCTTTTCTGAGTTATTCGTATCTATCTTGGCTTGTAATGTTTTATTTGCCTTAATAATATTCACAATAATATGAGATATATCATCTTCACTTCTTTGTTGTGAATCATGTTTAACAGAAGGTCTGACTGCAGGAGGAGGAACTGCTAGAGTTTGACAAATAAACCAATCTGGTCTCGACCAAATTGGACTATACCCCATAAATCTTACATCCTCGTCACTAATTCTTCTAAAAATTTTTAAAACCATTTCTGGACTTAACTTTATTGTTAATTTATCTTTTACTGTACCATCTTCACTTTCAATACCATCTGTATTTTCCCATTCAGCGTAAATATTTGCTAGACCCTCTTTATAAATTTTTCTAGGTTGCTTACACCCACATCCATCTGATATTTCCTCACCACATCTTTTAACCTTGCTTGCCACTCGGAACACTTGGTCCCATCTTTTTTTTGAATCTACATCCAATAAATGTTTAAATTTATCTTTACTTATTTTCAGTTTACTGCATTTAAAACAAATACATCTTAATATTTTAATAGTTGATGTTAAATATTGAATATAATAAACAGGACGTGCTAGATTAATATGTCCAAAATATCCTGGTGTATTCATATAATTTAAACCATCTGTTGGACAAATTAATCCCGGATCCAGAACTCCCATCCTAGGATCAAATAATCCATTTATCACCGGTTTATTATTAATATAGGTATCTCTTGAAGTAATCTCCGCAACCGAACTATTTCTAATATCTTCAGGAGACAAAACACTAAACTGTATTCCTATAATTTTTGATGGATTTATCTGTTTTTTAGCCATACTTATATTGTATTAATATTTATTTAGATTGTTTTTCAATTTAATATTGACAAAATATTTATTCAGTTATCAAATTTTGTAGAAAATATAAATTGATTTGATAAATTAGTTAAAAAAAAATGTTATAATTCTTATATATGCCAAAAAATAAAGGCGACCCTAATTCTCCTAAAAAGAAAAAAAAATCTAAAAAAATAGATTCAGACAGTGACTCATCTAGTGACTATGACCCTCAAAAAGACGAGTTTGATGATATGAGTACAATAGAAATGCAACGGTTTATGCAAAAAATTTTTCCATCCAAAAATGGTAAAGAAAGATTAAAACAACTTGAAAAAATAGATAAACTTATTGGTAAAAAAAGCAAAAAAAAATCTAAAACACCAACTAAATCTAGAAAAAATAAAACTCCTTCTGCTCCTAAAAAGAAAAGAAAATCCCTTAGCAAATCCACTAAAAAATCAAAGAGAAAAGAAGAAGAACCAGAAGATACCGAGGAAACAGAGGAACAAGAGGAAACAGATGATGAGGAAACAGAGGAAACAGAGGAAGATGATGAAGTTGAATATGAATTCGATGAACAAGATGAAGATTATTTAGATGAAGAAGATATGCAAGAATTTATGAAAAATAATATGAAATTTAATATTATATTTTCAGTCCCACAGGGAGGAATGGGTCAATATGATACACAATATATTGATGACGGAGATACAGATGAGGAATCTGAAGAAGAATTTGAAGATAATAATGAAAAACGTGATTCTGAAGAAGAAGATGATGAAGAAGAAAAAGTTGCCGATAAAAAATCTCCTAAATCTAAAAAACAAAAGAGATTGAAAAAATTGAAAGATAAATCGGCGGATGATGTTACTGAAGAAGACTGGATGGATATGCTCGAAGAACAAGAAAAAGAAATGAAAAAAGATGGAACATATTACGCTACAAAATATAAGAAAAATGATAAGGTATTGCTTAAAATGAAAGGTTGGGACGATTTTAAACAAGGTAAAATTCAAAAAGTACATAAAAGATCAAGAAGTATGAGAGCAAAATATGATATTATATTGATTAAAAAATATAAAGGAAAAAAAGTTTACAAATCTATTCTTTCAAGAAATATAAAATCATTAGACAAACACAAAAGTGATAAAAATGATAAAGAAGAAGATACTCTTTTAAATGAACTCAAACAATTGCTCGATGCTAAAAATGAAGGAGATAGCGTTTTACAAAATAAATTTGATGAACTTGCTAAAGCAAAAGCAAAAAAAGATGAAAAAGTACAGAAAAAAAAAGATGCAAAACTTAAAGAGAAAAATTTCTTTAATCTGAGAAAACTTCTTCGAGAAAAAAATGTAATGAATGATTTTAAATATTTTAAAACTCTTGAATTAGATGTTCAAGAAAAAATCTTAACAAAACTAAAAGATATTAATTCATTTTCAAATATCGAAAAACCTTATCGCATTTCATTAATTGAATCAAATATTCCAGTTGAATTTAAATCTTTTGCTATGAAAAAAGTAAATACACTTGAATATATGGACCCTAGTTCTGGAGAATATTACAAAAATAAACAATGGGTAGATACATTTATGAGAATACCTTTTAATAAGCACGCATCTCTACCTATTTCCATCAAAGATGGTCCAGAAAAATGTCAAGAATTTATTGAAAATGCTAAAAATATTTTAGATAAAGCAGTTTATGGTTTAGAAGATGCTAAGTTACAGATTCTTCAAATGATTGGACAATGGATTTCTAATCCCAATGCAATTGGTACTGCTATTGCTGTAAAGGGTCCTCCCGGAACAGGAAAAACAACTCTTATTAAAGAAGGTGTCAGTAAAATTTTGAATAGACCTTTTGCATTTTTAGCATTAGGTGGGGCTACTGATAGTAGTTTTCTTGAAGGACATTCTTACACATATGAAGGTAGTCATTGGGGTAAAATTGTAGATATTTTGATAAACTGTAAATGTATGAATCCAGTATTTTATTTTGACGAGTTAGATAAAATCAGTCAAACTCCAAAAGGTGAAGAAATTGTTGGTATTTTAACACATATGACCGATACATCTCAAAATGACAAATTTCATGATAAATATTTTGCAAATATAGATTTTGATTTAAGCAAATCAATGTTTATATTTAGTTATAATGAAGAATCAAAAGTTAATCCTATTTTAAAAGATAGAATGTATCGTATTCAAACGGATGGTTACAAAACTGATGATAAATGGGTTATTGCTCGAGATTATTTAATTCCTAAGATTGAAGAAAATGTTAATTTTGAGAAAGGACAAATTATTTTCCCAGAAGAAACAGTAAACCATATCAGTAATAATCTTACTGATAAAGAAAAAGGAGTAAGAAATTTGAAACGCTGTCTTGAAATTATTTATACTAAATTAAATCTTTATAGACTTATGAAAAAGGGTTCAGTTTTGTTTGATAAAAAAGAAATTATTACTGTTGAATTTCCATTTACTGTTACAATAGAAACTGTACAAAAACTAATTAAAAAAACAAATGAAGGAGAAGCACCATTTGGAATGTATATTTAACTACATATTATCTAAAATAAATTTAATAAACTTTTTATAAAACGGTCTAAAAATTTTCATATTTTTTTTTAATTCATCGTATGAAACCCATCTAAGCATATCTTTTTCATATAACCCATTTTTTGCAACTAATTCTGGTTTCTTTTTTTTTATATCTAAAAAATCATCGCGGAATTTTTTAGGCAATGATTTATCATATCTAATCACTACTATATGTGTTTTATATCCGTCTAATGTAATACTATCTATTGCATGTTTTACTAATTTTGTTATTTTGTTTTTAGTTCCTAAAATACCATTTGCCTCTTCATGACATTCTCGTATAGCCGTTTGTTTATAATTTTCCTTTTTGTCTTTTCTACCTCCAAAATCACTCCACAATCCACCATCCCTTGCGTTTTTTTCTTCTCTTGAAAAAAGAAAATAAATTTTGCCACCATGTATTGCTATTGGTAAAACACCTGCACCCATTGTTATATTCATATAATATAAAATTTACATATTATATTATATTTATATTAATATATATGTCAACACAATGGTCAACACAATGTCAAATCATGGTTAATTATCTATCTAACAAATATTGGGAAATATTATTTTGGATTGGTATTAATGGTGGAGAAAGAAGTTTAGGTGAAATTATAAATAAAATGTTTATTTACGATGGTGATAACCAAATTACTCAACATAATCCTATTTTTGCCAGAATTAGAGACGCACCCGGTGATAAAGAAAGAAATGAACATTTACTTGATTTTTTAAAAAAAATAATTAGGGATAGATTAACTTATAATGATTTAGGATTGTCTGAATACAATAGATGTAATTTTTTAGGTGATGACCCAGACGATATTTCCAATTGGGGAAAGGAGGGTGGTCCACATTATGATGGTGATCATATAGATGATTTTTTAAAACATCATTATCCATTTTTAAACCCATTGCATTCACGTCTTCCACCCAGAACTATTTCATTTCCTAGTGAAGAACCAAATTCTCTTCCACCACCACCTCAATTTACATTTGGCACATTTGACTCACCGGTTGATCTCACTACCATCTCCTCTTCTGAATCTGAAGGAACAACATCAACTGAAACTAAAGAAGGAGGATACAAAAAATATAAACGCAAATCTCGTAGAAAAAGAAAAAGACCTTTTTCAAAAAAAAACTTTTTTAAGAAAAAGTTTACAAAAAGAAGAAGAAAAAGAAACATACCTTTTTCAAAAAAAGGTCGCAAAAAAAATAGAAAAACTAAACGAAAGAAAAGAACTTTTAAAAAAAGTTCTCAAAAATCAAGAAAATTAAACAAAAAATCTAGAAGAAAACGTTAAATTATAAACTGTCCAACAAATCTCTTCCTATTTGTATTGCCTCATCTTGCAATGTATAGTGATTACCTAATTTATGTTTCATTGCTCCCTCAACTGTTATACCGGTAGTAAATTCGTCCAATGTATTTGCCAAAGTTTGGTCATGACCATTTTTAATATAATAATTTTCTAATTGAAAATTCTTATTTTTCTGATTGATTCGTTTATTTATTTCATCATGATTTGGATGTATTCTCTTAGGACTATGTGCTAGAAAATGTTTCTTCGCACCTTCATCTCCGTGTAAATCTATTACTAAATCAAACCCATATTTTAAAAACTGACGCTTAATCGCTTTTGTTTCTTTCGATTTAAAATCACCCCAATCTCTATTTAAATTCACACCTTTTGCATTTGTATACCAATGTCCCATAACTTTTCCATCCGGATTCAAACAAGGAACAATAAAAAATGTATATTTTTTATATAATGTTTTTCTCTCCATAAGTCGCTTCATAAACCCTTCCAATATCCACATATTTATTGTTTCACCCGGATGTTGTCCAGAAATAACCCAGAGTTTTGTGTCCCCAGAACCCATTTTTTTCATTAAAATAGGACGACCCCTTTCAGAACGACCAACAGTATTATAACCCTTATAAACCTGTTTCACCTTAGAAAAAGGATACGGAGGATAATATGCAAACCAAACCCTATCTTTTTTTGATTTAAATTTCCACGAAATATTTGCTTTATTTTTTTGTGTTTTTACAACCGTTTTTGTTCTTTTCCAATTCACATTGTCATATGAATAACATACATTAAATCCCTTCCAATCATCGTCATAATTATTTACATTATGAATAGTGTAATCAACTGTTTTATCTATTATACTACTAACGCCAAAATAAAACCAGTTTTGAAATTTTCTTTTTACATCACTCTTGTAAGGCTCATTTTTTATTTTTAAATTTATTTGAATTTTGCCATTTTTCGCTTTTTTGCTTAAAATTCCTATGTTAAACCCTTCCAAATTTCTCAAAATCTTGATTTTTCGGGATATTTTATTTTTCCTTGTTTTTTTATTTTGTGAACTTTTTGAAAAGTTCTTTTTTGTGTAATTATGTTTTGCTCTTTTTTTATGTAAACTTTTTTTTAAAAAGTTTGTTGACATATTAATATAATAATATATTTTATTTTACAATAATATATTATTTCTTACGTCGTCGTGTTTTTCGGTTACTTTTTCTATTTTTTGTTATTGTATATCTTTTATTTGTTTTAAAAAATTCTTTTAAATAATCGATAATTTCCTTTTTATTATAATTTATTGGATTTTTTTCAACACTTTCTATATATTTAAATCCATAAGGACTTGTTTTTGAAAATGTAATTGCATCAGTTTTAAATTCATTGCGTTTTTCTTTTTTTATTAATTTAGATAGGTTAGAATTTAAAAATTTCTCTATCATTTTTTCAAAGTTATAATCATATTTATATTGATATAAAAATAAATAATCCACACTTCGGTGCATCATTTTTGGATGACGCTGATCATCTAAAAAGCATATTTTATCTCCTTTTTTTAATGTACTACAACTTATAATGTCGCTGACAGATTTTCCATGACTAGTACGACATTTTTCATAAACAGTATTTCCAACTTTCCATGCAGCAATTGTTCTATCAAATAATTTGTAATTCAGTTTATGTTCTATATATTTACGAATGCGATGGACCCATCTTTTTGGACCCATATTATTGGTATAAATTAAAACCTTTACATATTTATGCTTTTGTTTTAATTCTTTTAAGTATCTGAATATTGGAAATATATCGGGGCGGAATATTTTGGGAAATAAATCAACCAACTTAAAAAATTCTTTTATTTTTAATTCTCGCCCAATAAAGTCTTCTATTGATTCCATAAATATGGCAAGTTGTGTAAAATATCCAATTGTTTTATCTAAATCAAAAACATATGCAACATTTTTCATAATACATTATAGTTAGATTAATTATTTATCTAAATGGTCTAATACACTCAATATAATATTTTCTTGCATTGTTAATTTTTGAAATATAATACATTCGTCGAATTTGAGTTGAAATATTCTATTTCTATTGTTCTTCACTTTAATATGTATACCATTTTTTAATATATCGATGTCGATAATAATACCTCCATTTGTTAAATAGATATTGGATGGGTCTTTGAGAGGAATCCATCGAATATAACAACCAAATTGTAATCCTGTAAGATCGCCAATATATCGATATTGTTTAAGTTTTTGATGCATTTTTTTTAGAGTTTCTCCTTTAATTTGGGCTCTTTGCAAGGCATCATTTTTATATTGTTTAATTTTTGCATTTGTTAATTTCATAATAGATGCGTTTGTATCATTTTCTAATGCCCCCAATAATTTATCTATTTCTAATTCACTCATATTTATATTAATAATATATATTTTATGTTATTATTATAATGAATGAAAAATAGGTGTAATATTTTGATAAAATAGTGATGTGTCTACATTATGCTAACATAAATATATAAAATAATATTAATGTGTTATCTAATATGATAATAAATATGTACTACTTAAAAAAGTGTTCTAAAAGAGCTGTTTTTTTACGAAAAACTTTTTCCCAAATATTGAAAATGGACATTTTTGAAATGTCCAAAATCGAAAATAGCAAAAAAGTTTTTCCGAAAAAAAGCTGAAAAAACTATTTAGAGCATCTTGTAGGGATTTTTAAAATACTAAAAAACGGGTTTGTGACCATGACTTTTTTTAGCTTAAAAAAAAAGGATTTAGGAACTTTTTTTTGTTATCCATATATAGGATAACAAATGGATAACATGGATAACACCAAAAAAGTTCCAAAATTCTACTGTTCAAAGTGTGACTATATTACGTCACGAAAAAGTCAATGGAAAAGACATCTTGAGACGAGAAAACACGCTCAGTCACAAATGGATAACAAAAAGTTCCAAAAAAGGTTCCAAAAGGTTCCAAAGCAAACTTCTAAGTATTTTTTATGTGTTTGCGGTCGAAAATACAAGTTTCGCAGCGGTTTATGTAAACATAAAAAAAAGTGCATGTTATATGGTTTCAACAATGAAAAAAATATGGAAAAACCTAAGACTGTATGTAGTGAAAAAAATATAAAAAATATAGAAAATATAAGTAAAGATGAGAATGAAGATTTGAAAGATATTTTTAAACAATTTGTAAAAATCCAGACAGAATTTAACAAAAAAATAAGTGAAGAAATTACAAAGCCCCAAAATATCTATAATGACTGTCATAATAATAAAATGACAATTAATGTATTTTTAAATGAGGAATGTAAAAATGCTATGAATTTAACAGATTTTGTGGATAATTTAAAAATCTCATTAGAAGATTTAAAATATTCAAGTACAAATGGTTTTGTAGATGGTGTTACAAATATATTTACAAAACAATTGAAAGATATGGACCCTACAGAAAGACCTATACATTGTAGTGATAAAAAGAGACTACAATTTTATGTTAAAGACGATAATAAATGGCATAAAGATGAAGACGGAAAAAAAATGGATCAAACAATTACAACTATAAAACTAAAACAAACCACGAAAATTGGAGAATGGGAAAAATTACATCCCAATTACAGAGATGACCCTGAATTATTAAATGAATGGCAAAATATGTTAGCCGGTATTACTGAAAATACATCTGGAAATGTTTTAAAACAAAAATTATCTTTAAAAAAAAAGATAGCATCATATATAGAGTTAAAAGATGCTATGGCAAAAGAAAATGATGATAATAAAGATAAAAATTAAACATTAAACTTTTTCATATACTAATAATGTTTGATGAACCTTAACAGTATATCCCAATCTTTTCGCTTGTGGCATGTGAAACTTTATAGGATAAATTTTCTTCTGTGAAAGCACCACTTTATCAAACACTTTCATACCACATTTTTCCATTATTTTTTCTGTTTGATAAGTAAAATCATAAAATATATGTTTCTTCCTCCAGTCTCCTACTATTATACAATATTTTGAACCGGGGAGGGCTTTTTCACAAGTTCTTTTCCATACAGTTTCATATTGGGCTAAAAAGTCTTCCCATTTTTTAAGTCTGTCTAATCCATCATTGGCACCATATTTTTCTAAATTCCAATATGGAGGACAAGTTATTAAACCATCATGAGGAGGAATTTCTTCCGTTAGAGAGTTTGCTAAAATATTGTGGACATTATAGTGTTTTTTTGCAAATGCTATAGCATCTGGTGAAATATCGTAGCCTAAATAAACTTTATCGAAATTTTTGGCGGCGGCATGTCGTTCCCCCCAACCAGCAAAAGGGTCAAATAATGTAGTAGCATCTCGTAAAAAGTATTCCATACACCATTCGGATATTTGTGGGGAAAAGGGACTATATGTACAACGACTAGATTGTTCCGAATGATTTTGTTTACTTCTTATACCGATTTTTCCTATTTTATCAACATCAAATACTGATACAGGTAAATATTTATACATTATTTTTGACATTTTAGATAATAATATGATTTAAAAACTTATATTATTATTCAATTTTGAACTTATTTAGAAATTAGAGAAACCACCCCATCCTCCATCATTGGCAGCCATTGGTTCTGATTGGGCATTGGGTCCTTGAGCATTTACGAGACCATTAAAACCTCCATTATTGTACATATTATTACCAGCACCACTTTCCTCTTGAGGGGCTTGTTGATTTGCAGGAGGTAACATTTGTGTAGGAGATACCATCATATTGTGTGAATTTAAATAGTCTGCCCGACTTGCTTGGTGTGTGGGCATACCTGCTCTAGAAATTGGTTGTGAGACTTTTACAACTGAATTACCTTTCTTTTTTTTCTTATCATCATCTTTCTTTCCATGCCATAATTCACTTACACGTTCAATAAGTAATTTCATTTTTGCCCCAACTTTTGTGTTTGCTTCATATGCAAAAATAAGAATAATTAACAATACGCTAAATATATTGAATGTTCCATGATTACGTCCACTATATGTTGGAACAAATGTGACAATTCTATCAATAAAAAATAATCCTAAAAGTGTTAAGAATAAATGTCCTAAAACTTCTGATGTAATCTCGATATTGGATTTACTTTCATCATACTCGGCCATAATATTATTCACAAAATGTGTGTAGAAACTCATAGGAATAAGTGCTAAAACCAAATATTGAGTAATGTTCATCATATTGGATTTTGTTTCAGTATCAAAATTAAATACATGATTTAAAAATCCATCCTTTTTTATTTTTACTGTTTCAACGTCGTCCATATGATTTATAAAAAGAAATTAAAAATAAG